TAACGGCAAGCACGGCTATTACCTTGACCTGAACCAGCAATATTCTGTGGGCAAGTTGTACAAGTTGCACCTTGTTTATCTTCTACTGACGCATCAGGAGCATTACCATTGCTTGACCAGCAAGATGGCGGTACGATTTCATTAGGGTTGTAAGCGCCTGAGTAAAAAATACGAGATACGCTTTTAGCAGCGTTAACGATAATTACATTTAGTTCACGGCCCGTAATCTTACCTACTTCTTCGCCGCCTACTACCTTGCGGAATACACCGCCACGGATTGAAATACGCTTACTGCTACTTGCTGTATTACCAGCAAGAGATTTGGTTAAATCATTAAGACCACCAGCACGTAAGAAATCAGGTACATCTTGTTTAAATACTGAAATATTGCTCATTTACTTCTCCTTTTAAATTTAACTTCTACGAACTACTACGGTATATTTACTATCCACTAAGGTTCCCGGTGGCATCAGGTCTGGGTTATCCTCAAGGAACTGGCGCATATTGGTTTGATGCAGACGTTGTTCTAACAGACCATAGGCATCGTTCTCCTTTATGAACTTGTACATTGAGTCCCAATCATTCGTCCAATACCTTGTAGATATCTTGCGAATTATGGTTCCAGAGTCAGTGCGTATACTGGTTGCATTTTGCTCCTTGCATAGCTCTAACAATTTGTCGGCGACCATATCAAGTTGTTCTTGATACTTAGCCAATTCTTCCTTAAGTTCGAGTGCCCTAGCTTCCTTAGCATCACGAATCTTTACATATATTTTAGCCAGCTCTTCGGCTGACACTTTTGTTTCTTCCACAACATGCTCCTAGTTAAAGGGTGAGTTACAACTATACTACTTTGTTTTACTTTGTCAAGAAGTTTCTTCTATTTCTTGGCGGTACAAATCAATAATTCTAGCGTGATTATCTATGTTGTTGCTAAGCATTCTGTAAAGCCTTGATTCCACTTCACTTCCTTTTATATGTACCACAGTCATAGCATTTTTTTGCCCCGGACGGTTGATACGTGCATTAGCTTGCAAGTAAGTTTCTACGCTCATTACAGGCGCATACCAAATCACTGTATTAGCAGCAGTTAGGGTTAACCCGTGTGATGCAGCTTGTGGCTGGATAATCAGCACTTTAATATTTTCTGTAGTTTGAAAGTCATCTACGATACTACTGCGGCGATTAACTGGAACCGCACCATTAATTACTTCACAACTAATTTTGTGTTTGGTAAGAAATTCTTTAAGCAATTCAATGGTATGCGTAAACGGTACAAACACTAATACCTTGTGACTGCTTTCTTCAACTACTTCAAGAATAACTTGTAAACGATTAGATACATCAAACTCTACAACTTCCCTAGTATCCGTATAGACCGCACCACCAGATATCTGCAATAGCTTATTGATATTGGTAGCTGCATTAGCAGAACTAACTTCTTCTCCAGCCGCTTTCATAATCATGTCGTCTTTGAGCAGCTTGTAATACTTAAGCTGTTGAGGAGTTAATGGTGCTTCTCGTTCTACAAAAGTTAATTCGGGTAAATCTAAACATTGATCTTTTTCAAAACGTATAGCGGGTTGTAATACGCTATGCACTACTTGTTGCGCATTTGCTTTAGGAATCCAACGATACATACCTACTTTAACCATTACTTGATCTCGAAACTGACCAAAGAATGGGGGCGTATTCTTAGGGTTAATTAATTTAGCCAAACCAAACGCATCAACTGGAGACTGCGCTGCTGGCGTACCAGTAAGCATCCATAGACCTTTAATAGTCTTAGCTAAATCTCGTAGTATCTTCCAGCGTTCTGTAGTAGGGTTCTTATATGCGTTAGCTTCGTCTATTACAATTAGATCAAAAGCATTCTTAAGGATTTCATCTTTAACAATAGCCAAGCCGTCAAAGTTAATAATTACAAACTCAGCATTACTATTGATAACGTCTGCACGTTTCTTCTTACTACCATAAGCCACATCACATGAACGATGTACGGCAAACTTAAACAAGTCATTCTGCCATGCCGATTTCATAATAGATAGTGGGCATACCACTAGCACCCTACGTACTACACCTAGATTCATTAAGTAATCTGCCGCCCAAATAACGGAAGCGGTCTTACCAGTACCTTGTTCATTAAAACAAAAAGCTCTTGGTTTATTTGCTAAAAAACTTGATGTAATTCGTTGGTGTGTAAAGGGTTTGTATTGTCCGGGCCAGTTGTAGTTTTCCATTAAATATTTTTAAATTGGTCTATTGGTATATAAATACAATCTTCTAAATCTCTAGGGTCGCCACGATCAAACCGACCACCCTTTCTTATTTCATAATCTTCTTTAAGTTGAGTGAGGAACACCCCGTCTACAAAACTAACCACCAATAAGAAAGGTACATTTAACTGCTTGGCTTGTGCCAATCCTTCTTTCCACTTAGCAGCGCTAAGCATATAGGTTGGGTACTTGTTGTATTCGTTCTTTCTAGTTTTAATTTCTACCAGCGCAGCTAATGCACCATCAGGGTGATACAAGTAACCATCAACACTTGCTAATGCTGGGGTTTTTTCGTAACTACAGTTATAGCATGCAGTAATGTATTCCCTAACTTTTTGTTCCCGCATTTTATCTGCGGAAGTTTCATAGATTGGTCTCATTTTTTGCGTTCTTTTTTGCTCACTTCTGAAACTAAATTATGTTTAGAATCCCGTTTAAAGGAACGATTGCCGCTAGCATCCTGTACAAAGTAACCGTCTTTAGCAGAGCCGCCCTTATCCAAGGCTTTCTTGTGGGCTACATCTTTACCATCACCCTTATGAACCTTACCCGCTTTTAATAACTTACGGCGCAGTGCATTACGTTCTTCACGGTGCTTAACTTGCTCGGGGGTATCTTCATAAGCGGCGGCTTGTTTATATTTACGGTCAGCTTTATTCTTGTACGGCATCAGTAACTCCTATTATGTAGGCAATCTTTAACGGGGCAAAACTTGCATAATGGACTCGAAACTGGATTCCATACCCCCGATTTTACAGCTTCTTCTAGTCGGTGCAGGTCTGGCATGGCGGATTCTAAATAAGCCATATAGAACATACGTTGGTGTTTCTTTTGCACAAACTCCCCGCTAACTACAAATACTAGGGCAGACTTAATCTCTTGTACTTTAGGGAACTTTAAAAACACCGCCGATGCCATGTAATCTAACTGCTTTACATCGGCAAATTTAGCGTTTTTACTAGTCTTATAGTCCACCATATAGGCGCTATCGCCATTAACAATAAGTAAATCAACAATCCCGTGCCACCAATAATTGGGACTATTAAATTCACAAGCGTTAAACTTACCATCTTTGCGTGAAATACCCATTTCCAATTCACAATACTTATCCCCTTCAATATTCTCTAAAGACTCAAGAATTGGAACCATGTAATTGTACTTAGCTGGAATGGGTGTGCCTTTAGCAATATAGTCTTCAGCAGCTTTATGTACTTCCTTGCCATATATCGTTGCCGTTGTATCAGACTGTGCTACATCCTTGGCAATCTTTAAATGGTAATACTTTTTAGGGCATTGCTGAAAAGTTTTTAAGCTACTGTAGGACCAATTCATGCAGGTTCTTTCGGAAGAGTACCGCTAAAGTTATAAGTACCTGTATGGGTTAAATTGCACCAAGGCGCTGCCCATACTTTAAATCCAGCTTTACGAGCAATTTTGCAGAAGTGGTAATCCTCAGATAACAAACGATTAGATTCTTCGTCAATACTGGTAGCAAAGAACTCATTAATAATTTTTACTTCACGAGCTGTGTCTACAGCATGGAACATATCATTAGTATAGGTTGGAACTTTACCAATTAAACCATCAAAGACTTTACGTTTAATTAACATAAAGCCTGTACCGCCGTTATCAATCTCTACTGGTGTATTAATATTGGTACTGACTTGTTTATTATCCACAAGGTTTACTACGAATGCTCCAGTATGGTTATGCAACTCGTGCGGTGGAACACCTTTTTTAACTGCCTCTGCAACTGTTACCCAGTTAATTTCTTTCTTAGGGTATAGACCACAGATGATATCCTTATCAGCACTTACCATCATCGGAATAAAGTGTGGGTTAAATCCGATATCCGCATCAATAAACATCAAGTGAGTAGCTTCGCTTTGTAAAAAATCATAAGCTAGGCTATTACGAGCACGGGTAATTAAAGACTCGTTCATCATAAATGAATAGTACATACCCATACGGTTTTGTTGCATTACACCAATGGCTTGCGCTATGGCTGAAGAATACATACCTGTACACATACCGCCGTACATAGGCGTTGCTACAAACACAATATGCTCAGGCTTAATTGGTTGTTGCATTTGTGGTGCTGGGGGTCTACTTGGAATTGCTGGTTTCTTACTCATTTCTTCTCCTTGTTTAACTTCTTACGTAATTTAATACCTTCTTTTGCATTTTTGTCCATTGCAATTGCTTGGCTTATTAAAGATAACAGCCCTTCTTGAACTAAAAACTCAAGTCCTTCTTTATCAAAGTCCACCATTGCGTTAGCAGAACCGTCTTTGTTTTCTTTAATTACTTTAACTATAATTTCCACTTAGTTCTCCCTATGGTAGTAGTGGTTTGGATTATTTAGCATTGACTTAATTGCCTGATCTATTGTGTCAAACCAAGCTATGTGCCAGCCATCTTCCGTATAGACCTTAAAACTCATTTCTCTTGTGCCTTTCTTAATATTGCTTTAGCAAAATCAACAGGGTCATGCGCCCAATCCATTGAATAAAGAACATCATCTATTTCCTCATCTGTTAGTGTCTTTGCTTTAGCTGCTTGATAACCAGCTTCAAACCCACCAACGTGTGCGATGCCTTCGTGGTGGCTTTGATTTTCAATCATGCGCTCGTTGTGTTCTTGTTCAACAATTAGGCAGGTCTTTAAAGTTTCTATTTCAGCTTGTTGCTGGCGTATCAATCTAGCACCTTCAATAACTGGAACACCGCCCTTCATGTTAAGGGCAAGCAAATCTCTACCCCACATTTCTACTTCATCAGCTAGTTCATTTGCGTTCACTGTATGTTCCCCCCAATGCAATAGCATCATAAACTTGTGCTGATACTTTTAATACGTACGCAATGTCGTTAGGACTTAATTGCCCCATTAGTTGCAGTATCTTCATAACAGCAACATCGTTATCTAGTTTTTGAGGTTTAACTAATGTTTCAATCATTGTATAGCCCTCACTTGATTAGTTGGATACCATTCGCCTTGAACCTTGGTATAGCAAGTTTGTGCCACCATTTTAATTTCACGACCTGTTGCCTCGCTGTATTTATTACATTGGTATTCGTTTGAAGAGACCATAAGCATGCCAAGCCCCCCAAATATAACAACCATCGTTACAATTCCTGCAACGATTATTTTTAATCCATCACTCATTTTTTTCTCCAAGGTAGTTCGCCATAGCCTTGTTTCATTAGTTTGTTGCCTTCTTCAAACATTCCAAGTAATCTTTCGGGTGCTCTGTAATTAACAGTAGCCTCTCCTGTGCATCCGAAGGCAGGCAGATTTGTTGAGGCAGCTTTATAGAATTTGCGGTCTGCGCCCCACTGCCCATAGAAAGCATGCGCCACGTTAACCAAATACTCACGCTTAAAACAATAGCAGTTAGTATCGACAAAATTAATAGTGTGATCGTAAAACGTCGGATAGCGACCGAGTGACTCGCAGTCATCGTCGCATACATATTCTCCATCCTCATTGCATATTCTCCTCAAGCTATAAGCCCACATTAGGTCTTTGCTTTTAATCTTGTTAACCATTGTCTTTACGTGGTTTGGTTCAAACCAATTATCTTCATCCAAGAACAGGATGTAATCAGCGTTCACCAGTAGAGGTATAGCAGCATATACTCGGTGTCCATACCATCCATTACCGCCTACGTTTTCGGGTAAAAGTATAGATGGGTACTCGGGAAAAATGCGTTTTTGGTAAGCATCTAATCCATCATAAACAATCAAATGTTCTGTAGATAGAGTCTGCGCTTTGACGCTTTCCACTGCCTGTTTCATTTCTTCTTTTCCAGTAGTAGGGGTGATTACCATTACCCGCATGTCTTAATTACCTTTCCTTGGGACTCTTGGTATACGCAACCACCTTCCATCTGTGGACGCTTAAACTCTCTGATATGGCGGCACTCTAATTCTGCTTTAGCTGGAAGGTTTTTTTCCATGCAACCATATACTGTACTTTCCGGCTCTTTAAAAGAAATATAAAGCCCAACACCAAGAATCAATGTTGCAACTAAAAGAATTAGTTTCATTTGATTTCCTTTTTCTTTATGCCTTCTGCTTTACGCAAGTCAGTAGTATGTAACTTCTTAACATCTTTTTTAACTTGTCCAGCTTTCTTAGCAATCTTAGCCGCCTTCTTACGCTTAACAAACTTGTCTTCAGAAGTTACAAAACCTTCTTTAACTTTTTTCTTTTTAATATGTTCTTTAGCTTCAATCTGATCGTGCGCCCATGCTTTAGACGGGGCTTCAATAATAATGCCCGTATCCTTTTCTTTTAATGCTGGTGCTTTAATCTTAGTTGCCATATTATTTCCTAACTATAAATAAAATGCTTTCGGGTAATCCTGATTTTGGGCGTATATCTCGTACTTCGATGTAGCAGTTTAGTGGTACTCGTAACTTAAACTTATCTACAGACCGTTCATCAAGAATATCCTCTATAACTAACATGCCGCCAGTATTTAACTTTGGTATATACAAATCTAAACACTTTAGTTGGCTCTCTTCGGTATGTGGGCCATCATCAATAACAATATCAAAGTTTGGTAAGGTATCTATTACGGTTGGGTCATAAGCATTACCTACTAGAGCAGTTACATCTATGTCATTTACAAACCCCACCGCTCCTTGGTTTATATCCATGCAATAAATCTTAGCTTGCGTAAAGTATTCCCGCCACATGCGGATGCTTCCGCCGCTATCAATACCAATTTCAAATAGGTTAATTGGTTTATCTTTATACTTAGCAAGGGCATTGTCATAAAAGTTGGAACAGTATTTATGCGCCCGTTCTTTATCAGAACTAGTATTTATTTCAGATGGCTTCACCAAGGATTCCTTTACATTTGTTTACAAAGCGCTCGATATTATCACTTTCCCTAGATTCAAAAAGGTGGTAACAGATATCACCGTAGGTAGTGCCAATACCATAAGCTAAGGGTTTACCCGGAAGATCCCATTTTGGGACTTCTACAGTATTAGGATTAACAATATGCAATGGCAGGTTGTACTTTCTCCATGCGTCTGTTACGTTCTGTGCGGTATCGCAGTACATGCTTGGCTTGGATGAAGGTTGGTTTAGTGCCATCCAATAGTTGCGGGGGATACCTATAAACCATGCGCCAGCATAGTCACGCTCTTTATCTAAATGATTAGATGCGCCAGCCGCTCCAAATAAAGTACCAAGATGCGCTTGGTGTAGCATAGACTCCACATTGTGCTTAGCTACTACTACACAATCTATATCCATAAACAAAATGACATCGGTATGTTCTTCACGGAGCATTACCCAATCCATCCAAGACCCGTGATCGAACCCGTTGATCTTGTGCTGGTTAATAGGTATGCCGTGCATATCCATTACCTTCTTTTGGTAGTGCGGAATACGGTCGTCAATGTTATCCCAATATAACGAGAATACTTTTATGGTCATATTAGTTCTCTACGCAAGTAATTGCAGTGCCACATGCAGTACATAGCATGATCTTGCCGTTAATAAAAATACTATATGTTTCACATGCCATAGCGCTAACCGCTACAGACAACAACCCAATTAAGACTATCTTTTTCATTTCTTTTCCTTTGCTCGTTGTAGATACCAAATGGCTTTATCAATATCTTCTTCAAACTTCCCCTTGTACATAGCCCTAGCAATATATTTAATAGCGTTACCCAAGTGGTAGCCAAGACCTTTAGCTTCAATAAAATCAATTACTTCAATACCACCTACTGTGTAATGAGCAGGACTGTTCACCATATCCTGTTGGGGTGGAGTAAAATCTATGGGCATATACTGCTTGCCTGACACCCCAGTAATAATCTCAGTATCCTTCGTCATTTTTAATCGCCTCTATAAATCGTTGTAGTTCTGCGCTTGGCATGTCTTTATAAAAGTAAACCGCACCATTGTCAAGAATACTGTATTGCGGAACGTATGCACCTACCAGTTGCAACGTAGCCAGTGCATCCTCAAGAAGCATATTAAGTTCGCTTTTCGACAGTGGTGAAGGTTTCTTCACATGCTGTACATTTTCTTCTTCGTTCGACATAATTCTTTCCGTCTTTTGGGTCATAAAAATATCTTGAATCTATAACTTTTGTTTTAGCGTTCTTACAAAAATCACAAACCATTTACCTTGCCTCTAAAAATAATCCAATGTTACCGATTGCATATCCAATAAATGCAATCCCCAATCCCGTCTGTCCGGTACGTAATAGATCAATTGCTACTACGGTATACACAACACCAATACAAGCTATTAACCACGAACTCATGATTCTTTCTTCTTTCTTACGGCTTTTATTCCTACTTCTGCTTTTGGGTTACGTGCTTCTAACATTGCATCTGCTACTTGATAAGCCATGTCAGGGATACTTCCAATCGCTGCTACTTCTTCCCTCATACATAACCCCAGCATTGCGAACATCGCAAAGCAATCCCTTAAATCGTTCTCATTCATATTGTGTCAATCTCACGTTCTTTAAGCATGGCATCGGCAATCTCATAGGCACGGCGCACTGCTATTTCATCCCATGTTTTGCCGTCAGGCATAGCTAATTTCCAATCACCAGCACAAATGCCATTCATAATCTGCGCCGCAAAGAAGTCTCGTAACTTAATATTGTCTAAGTTGTTCATTTCTTTTTTCCTTTTGGTTTTTCTACTTGTTGTTCATGTTCAATCGCCATGATGTCTAAGGCTAGGTTCTCAATCCTATCGCTTAAATCTTTTAGCAAATCTGCTGCCGCCCACAATGCACCGCTATTAATATCATCAGATATACTTTCAGCAACCAGTTCTACAATATTCGCAGCACTATTTACCTTGTAGCCCATCTCGCTAACTTTGTTAGCCTTTTCCCATAAGTCACTCATTAACAATCTCCATAACTTTGACCGTAACCGCTCTCACAATTAAGTGGAAGTTCTCTTGCCCATTCGGGTCTTAACCGCATGCACATCTCAACAAACTCTTTCGCTGTATCCACCTGCTCATCAGGTACTATGCAAGCAACCGCATCATGCACCGTCATCACTACTTTGTACTTCTTGTTGATCTTGAGCATTTGTTCGCCAATGATGATTCGTGCAAGCGCTTGGCATAGATTCTCAACCACTTTGCCACCGTAGATTCTGTTGGGGATAATGGCTCTGCCTCTCTTGGTGTCGTAGACATACTCACTCTTACCATCAGTTTCTTGCTTTCTTAAGTTTGGATATTTAATATGCAGTCCATTGGGTAGCTTGATGCCCTTAGTGCCTTCTACTACCAGCACACCTTTTCTACCCACGTCACACGTTGCATCTGCTACGATAGCGTCTAATGCCAACCCAGCTTGCTTCCATAACTCAGGGATTCTTGGATACGTTTCCCGATATACGGAGATAATACGAGCGGCTTCATCTTCTTCAATCTCCACGCCGAAAGTCTTGAGTTGTGCTTGAAATTTCTTGCTCCCCATGCCATAGCCAGCCCCAAGTATGGTCGTTTTACCAACGAACCGTTCATTCTGCGATATATCTTCTTCGACCTTGCCATATATAGCGCAAGCCATGATTTTGTATACATCTTCACCTCTTTCAAACGCATCTACTAAATCATCTTGACCAGCTAACCACGCAACCGTTCTAGCCTCAATCTGTGATGAGTCAGCATCAATCATCTTGTAACCTTTAGGCGCAACGATTGCACGTTTTAATGTAGACTTGCGACCCAAGTTCTGCATATTGATCTTGTCATCGCCACCCCATCTGCCTGTGTGTGCCGCATAGTAGCGTAGGGGTATAGGTAATAAGCCTCTGCCGGCAATACTAATAAATCGTTCAGTTCTTGTTTCTTCTAGCGTAGACTTAACGCCCAAACGAGCGGCTACGAGTGCTTGTACTGCTGGACTAGGGTGTTCTAGTAAGGCTTTGAACTCCTCATCATTCTTAGCAAACGCATAAACTTCTTTGCCTGTTGTAGGACTAATCTTTCTAGGTGGTACAACATTTAAAATCCTTAACATTTCTGCAAAGGTTTCGCCACTCATTAACGAGTCACGGTTTTCTAATCCAAGGTTATCAAGTAGTTTTGCTTTTTCGTGCTTTAAGTTTTCTAAATAACTTTTAAGAACGGCGACATCCAGATACAAAGATGGTTCGCTATACATGCGTATGGTTAAGTCAATTAGGCGTAGCTCGTGTTGTGGAAAGTTTGGTGACATGCAGTTAAATAGTTTGTATGTAAGTTCCGCATCGTTCTTACAATACTCACCATAAAGTGCCAGTTCTTCTTCGGTAAAATCTAGTCGGTGCTTACCTAGCGCTTTGAGGACTTCGTCACCCTTTTGCCCCAACCCGTAATACTCAGTAAGTTTTGCCAAACTACCACCAACTTCTGTGCTATGTATTGCACGAGCCATGCTAAGTGTATCAAGCCAGCCACGAGGAGCAATCCCAAAATGCCAAGTAAGAATAGCGGCATCGAACATAGTGTTGTGAGCCAAGACAAGGTGTTCCTTGAAATTGAACGACTCCAAAAACTTTTTGGTTTGACCTTTAGTTCCCGAAAACCATACTGCCTCATTATCATTTTCCTTTACGGATACTCCAATCACCTCAAACTCAGCACCACGTACATATTCCTCTGTCGTCAGCTTAGATAAAGAATAGGCTTGAGAATAAAACGTCTCAAAGTCAATGGTATAAATATTCATTCCGCTTGTGCTTTCGTTAGCGCCCATAGCTTTTGTGCGTAATCCTCAGGAGATATACCTAATTTTCCTGCGGTCTGAACTTGAAAGTCACTCAATGTAAACTTTTTTGGGGCTTTCGCAATAGAAGATGATAGTTCCTCTTCATCTACAAGAATTTCCCGCATGACACGTGCATCAAACGCTTTGCGCCTAGCCGCAACCATGCCATCGTATAGTGCATTAACCTCATCAACTGTTAGCGTATCGTGTTGGCTTTTCTTTAACTGCTTGGCTAGCGTGACTTCAGCTATCAGCACCGCCCATCTATCTTTTCTGTTACCAGCATAATCTTTAGTCGCTTCAAATTCCTCGGGGTTACTTTCCATGCGGGATAACAATATCTTTACACCTGTGCAAAACTCTTTGCTCATAGTAATTCCTTGATAGTGGTTTCTAACAATGTTAGGTTTGACTCGTTTATAACTAGCGCAGTACCCATAGCAGT